AAAGCTCGCACCGGCGACCCATATGAATGGGTAGCAGACCGTTTTGCCGCAGACTTGGGCCATCCTGGCGCCGGAGTTAACAGTCCTGGTGTTCCAGATGAAGACTATGGCCTTGAGCGTGAAAGTGTCATGCACGGTGACTATGCTGAAGAAGCTCGTGAGCCACACAGCGTAGATGGCGGTATGGAAAATACGTTAATCCAGGACGAAGGAGTTGAAGACTCAGGACCAACATTTAATGGTCAAATTGGCGCAGGAGCAAACCAAGGCCCAATATTTAGAACAGATGCAACTACAGGACAGCATGTTGATGTAAGTAAAGTTGTTCCGGGCGAGTGGGGATCTGTTGGCAATCCTGGATATAGCACTAAACCCGGAACCCCAACATTCAAAGACATGGGCACAGCCGTTTCGGCCAATCCTACAGCATTACCTAAGCCAGCAGGAGGGGGCGGTTCCAGTGGCAGCGCAATGGACTTGCCTAAAGGTATGTTAGGCGGTCCTACAACACCGGTGAATGAAAAAGAAAGCCCACTTGCTGGACAATATGGACATTCTGGCAAAATGAAAGAGGTTGGAAAAGAAACATCATTCTTGGATCGCCTTAAAGAACTTTCGGGAATGATCCGCAACTAATTTAACAATTAGAACAACCGCGTCATAAATATCATTGACGCTAAGACATAAAGCGTATATACTGTATCAAGTGTATGCGCTTTTTAACTTTAGCATCACAGGCAACTTAAATCTAAAATTTAGATAGGCAACAACCATAAACAATTCGAAAGGCAACTTATTATGGCATCTTTAGCAGAAATTCGTGCAAGACTCGCACAATCAGAAGGTAAACAACAAGGCGGCAACTCCACAGGTGGTGATAATGCAATTTATCCACACTGGAATATGGAAGAAGGCGCTTCCGCAACACTTAGATTCCTCCCAGACGGTAACACTAAGAACACATTCTTTTGGCAAGAACGAGCAATGATTCGTTTGCCATTTAATGGCATCAAAGGTGAAATGGAATCCAAACAAGTATATGTCCAGGTTCCTTGCGTAGAAATGTGGCAAGAAACTTGTCCAGTGCTTACAGAAGTTCGCACTTGGTTCAAAGATAAGAGCTTGGAAGAAATGGGTCGTAAGTATTGGAAAAAACGCAGTTATATTTTCCAAGGCTTTGTTCGTGAAAACCCAATCAGCGACGATAAGGCTCCAGCAAACCCAATCCGCAGATTTATTATCGGACCACAAATCTTTACACTTATCAAAGGTGCATTGATGGATCCAGAATTGGAAGAATTGCCAACAGACTTGATGCGTGGCCTAGACTTCCGTGTTAGCAAGACTGCCAAAGGTGGCTTTGCTGACTACAGTAGTTCCAAATGGGCTCGTAAAGAATCTGCACTCACAGAAGCTGAACAAGCGGCCATTGCTGAACACGGTTTGTTTGATCTTTCAACATTCTTGCCTAAAAAACCAGGCGAAGTTGAACTTAAAGTCATTAAAGAAATGTTTGAAGCTAGTGTTGATGGTCAGAGTTATGACACAGAGCGTTGGGGTCAGTATTTCCGCCCAGCAGGTGTTAATGCTCCAGCAGGTAGTTCTACACCGGCACCAGCAGTAGTCGATGAAGATGTTCCGGCAGCTAAACCAGCAACAGTAGCTTCGAGTTTTGATGATGAAGATGATGTAGCAGTTGCGTCAGCACCTGTGGCAGCTAAACCATCAACCGACAAAGCTCAAGACATTTTAGCAATGATTCGGGCACGTCAGAAAGCGTAAGCACTTGGCTCAAATTATAACACAAGGGGCAACTCTTGTGTTATAATTATCTTATATAACTATAGAGGTGAAACATGGCCAAGCCATTTGATATATCAAAATTCCGTAAAGATATTACAAAAAGTATCGAAGGTCTAAGTATTGGATTTAACGATCCAACTGATTGGATCTCAACAGGCAACTTTGCCTTAAACTATCTTATCTCTGGAGACTTTAATCGCGGTATTCCACTGGGTAAAATTACAGTGTTTGCCGGCGAGTCGGGTGCAGGTAAATCCTACATCTGTTCTGGTAACATTGTTAAAAACGCACAGGAACAAGGTATTTTTGTTATCCTAGTTGATACAGAAAATGCACTTGACGAAACATGGCTCCATGCACTTGGAGTTGATACCAGTGCAGACAAATTGCTTAAATTAAACATGAGCATGATTGATGATGTAGCTAAGGCTATTTCGACATTTATGATTGACTATAAAGCACTTCCGGATGGCGAGCGTATGAAGGTGCTGTGGGTCATCGACTCACTTGGTATGTTACTAACACCAACAGATGTGAACCAGTTCGAAGCAGGAGATATGAAGGGTGATATGGGTCGTAAACCTAAAGCACTTACAAGTCTTGTTCGTAACTCAGTTAATATGTTTGGTGGATATAATGTAGGTATGGTATGTACTAACCATACATACGCTAGCCAAGACATGTTTGATCCAGATGACAAGATCTCAGGCGGCCAGGGCTTTATCTATGCATCGAGTATTGTTGTTGCTATGAAAAAGATGAAGCTCAAAGAAGACGAGGATGGTAACAAGATCTCCGAAGTTATGGGTATCCGTGCCGGTTGCAAAGTAATGAAAACTCGTTATGCTAAACCGTTCGAAGGTATGCAGGTTAAGATTCCTTATGAAACAGGTATGAATCCCTACAGTGGACTAACTGATCTTGCAGAGAAAAAAGGCATTCTTAANAAAGATGGCAATCGNCTAATGTTTGTNACNAGNGATGGCGAAATTATTAAACAGTTCCGCAAAGCCTGGGAAGCAAACGACGANGGTTGTCTTGATAAAGTAATGCTAGATTTTAAGAATCAACGCGAAACGGTAAGTACTGAAGACACAGTCTCGGAGGAATAAGAATGTCAGTAGAATTAGCAAATGAAATTTGGTCAGAACTCAAACGGTATGTTAATACTGTAGATCGTGCCGACGCGGCAGAAACAATGGTTAGTGTATTAATTGATAATGATGTGTCTGCTGATGATATTAAGTTGGCATTTAAAAGCGACGCAGAAATTAAACGGGCATTAACCAGCTATCTTAAAGATCATGAAGAAGACGATGACGAGGATTTACACGACGACGATGACGAAGATGACGAGGACTACTAATGTGGTATAGCAAGGTTGTTGCTGACCTTGGCAATATTCCTGATTTTATTACTCATTATGAGGTAGAACTTGATGAAGCTAAACGTGATTGTCGAGTTGGCGGATTAATTGAGAAAAATATTACAGCCCTTCCTGGCATCACCGAGCATAGATTTAATCAGCTACAAGAAATTGAAGCAGTATTAAACTACCTTAATATACAACTACGCAAAATCCGTCGTCGGCATTTCCAAAAATATCTAGAAGGCTATGCTCGTGCGTTGACCAGTCGAGATGCTGAAAAGTATGTGGATGGTGAAGACGAGGTAATCGAGTTTGAAACACTGATCAACGAAGTGGCATTGCTCCGCAATCGTTATTTGGGTATTCTTAAGGGCATGGAAAGTAAAAACTTCATGCTTGGACATATTGTACGGTTACGGGCTGCTGGTATGGAAGATGTGCAAGTATAATGTTTAGTGTCTCGGCGCAAAATTCTCGTCCTAGTTTGGATATTCTTAATGCATTACAAGAGTATGATGAATTTATGGAAAGTATCGATACTCTAGTAGATCTTGGCTGTGGAGATGGAGCGGATATTGAATGGTGGGCAACCAGGACCACCAGAGCAGATTTTCCTAAACCTCTTAATATCACATGTACTGGAGTTGATCAAATTGATCAATTATTCGCCTCTAGAAAATATAAAAATGTGTCTTACCAACGTACAGATTTTGAAAAACCCATAGCACTTACAAGCGATAAAAAGTTTGATGTATTATGGTGTCATGACGCATTTCAATATTGTATAGACCCAATTAGCACCTTATCACAATGGAGAAATATTACAAATGATAGTGGGATGTTGGCAATTACTGTTCCGACTACTATAACTGTGCATCATCGACATTTAGCATTCACACAGCAAAGTGGGTGCTATTACCATCATACTATGGTTAGTCTTATTCATATGT